GGTGAAAAATACACGAACCCCTTAACAAAAGAAAAGCGTGATGTGGAATATGTGGCTGGAACGATTCTTTCAGATTTTAATTCCTATACGCCAGATTATCACCACTACGCAGAACAACTTATCAAGAAAGCAAAGCCTATCTATGAAGCGATGGGTTGGGAAATGAACAACATTAGAACAATAAAAGGACAAAGAACATTGGAGGAATGGTTTTGAATATAGATGAAGCATATGAAGCAGCAATTGGAGAAATGAAGGATTTTACTTATAAATGGGAACCAGAAAATTATAGCGACCCGTCGCAACCTATTTTGAAGATTTCAAAGTCTTCGCTTATGTCCCATGTTTGGTGTCCTAAGAAGTATGAGTTTTCTTATGTTCAGCGTTTGCCGCAAGACCAAACCGAGGCCATGCGAAAGGGAACAATATTGCATAATCACCGAGAAGCATTCTTTGAAGACTTTGATATTAAAAAGGCAGAGAAGATGAACAATACTGAAATTATAGAGTATTGCACATCACTAATGCCTGTTGATGAATACTATGATGTTTCTTTGACCGTTGCCGCCTTTGAAGCACAACGATTTATTGAAGCAGTAGCGGAAGGAAAGACCGATGAGTTTTTGCCTGTCATCAATGAGAAGAAGTTTGACTGTGAAATCATCGTTCCCAAAGACACCCACAAAAAGTTCACCCTTCAACGGGACTACAAGGTGCGCCTACAAGGTATCATTGACCGAGTTTTTATTGAAAACGGAAAACTGATTCCGTTTGAATACAAAACTGGGGGCTGGAAAGACTACAAAGCGACGGCCATGAGAAAGGAAATGGCGTTCTACCAATTGATGATTGAAAACTCAACAGAAGAAGTTCTCGCTAAACATGGACTTACTAAGGATATGGAGGTTTCTCATTGGGGTTGGTATTATCCCGTAGCAAATCACATTACGGTTGAACCCATCAAGAAGAGAACCATGACTTCTGTTATGAATCATATTGCAGAGTTAATTTACGCATACGAGCAAAAAAACTTTGCACCCAAGTTTTTCTATAAAACTTGCACCCATTGTTCTTTCTTCGGCATCTGCGATGGAGCAGAACAGGATTCGTGGTTGTAATGAAAGAAATGATTAAAGCAAAAGTCTTATCCAAACAATGGACATTTGTTGAAATATCAAATCTCAAAGAAACAATTGATTCCTTATGTGCTGAGTTGTATTCGGAAATGACTTTCGTTGAAAGATTTCAACTAATAAGAGAGGTTAGAATCAATGACGCATTCGTAGGACAAACATACGAAGATTGTATGAGAGAAGCAGTAAAAATAACACTAAGCGGAGATATAGCAGAAACAATTCGTTCAATGCTTGGTGAAGCCACAGTTAATTTTGGAGGTAATAAAAATGAAATATCCGAGGGAAGTATGGGCGGGAAGCCACATCAAGAACGCCCCACAAATGAAAAGAAGAATAGTGTCCTCAAGGAATGAATACATCAATTTCATCAATGCACAAAATAACAGAACCAATGTTTATACAACGGTTTATGATTTTGAGCGTTTCTATGAAACTGCAAAGGATGATTCATCGGTTATACTTGACCGAGTATTTCTTGATTTTGATGCTCACGATGATTCTATTAATGATGCTTGGCGAGATTTGAAAATCGTTATGGGCTTTGTTTATGAGAAAGACTACGAACACACTCTTTTCTTTTCGGGTCGGGGATTTCATTTGTTTCTTTTTGGTGAAATTGCAGACAGTATGAGAAGTATTCAGTTTTTCTTCCGAGATATTAAAAAGTATTTGATTTCAGAGGTGGGAAAGAACATTACTCTTGATGATAGGGTGGGGCAAATTACTCGTCTTAGAAGAATCCCAAACACAGTAAATATGTCTTCTTCGGATGAGAACGGAAATCCCTACTTTTGCATTCCTTTACTCAAAGAAGATTTAGATAGCAATATTGAAAGTATCTTAAGTCTTGCTAAGAAGCCTCGTTATATTCCCTTCCGCAAGCAGGGAAACTGTAAGGTAGTGTTTCCATCAGCACCCCCTATTGAGGCCGTGGAGGGTGAGGTTTCTGTGCCTAAAACGGTAGGTAAATTACCCATGCTCCCCTGCCTTCACAATGCGACCATGACGGAAAATCCCTCGCACATAGCAAGAGCATATTTGGTGTCGTGGTATCGGGATTTATTGTCGGGGTATCAAGACCTAAATACACACCAAGATAAAGAACAAGTGCTGAATCTGGTGGTTGATGAGTTGGAGAGAGTCTTTGGTGAATCGGATTCGGTTTGGCTTGATTGGGATAAAAACACAACAAAAAAACATGCCCGATTTACGGTGTATAATAATTACAACACTCCCCATTGTCAAAAACTCATTAGCGAAGGATTCTGTATTGGAAAATGTTGGAGGTATGCATGATGTTAGTTATTGATTCAAGAGAAAACTCCAAACTATCTGAATTGGTTTTGAAGAAGGCCCATGCCCTTAATATCCAAACCGAAAAGAAGTGGTTAGAAATTGGCGATTATGTGTTTGATGATGTTTGCTTTGAAGCAAAATCAGCCGTGGACTTCTTGGGTTCTGTTTTATCAAAAAGACTGTGGACTCAATTAGATAACATGGACAGGCACTATCAAACTAATGTTGTTATTATTTATGGAAGCATGGACGATGCAATTTTAACTGTGATTGAAAACTCCCAATCCAAAATGCCGCCAAAAGGTCGGGCAGTTATGTTAAGAAATAAGTTTCTTGGCGCAATAGGAAGAATTATTCTTGACATGGATGCGAAACCAGTATGGGTTTCAACAGAAGAAGAAGCGGCCCTAATCATAACGGGCGTGTCTAAAATAAAACCTTTCAAAAGAGCAACAATTGAACCTCAAGTATTCAAGAGAATTACAACTGACGACTTGAGAATTGATTTGCTTACAAGCATTAAAGGTGTTTCAATTAAAAAAGCGAAAGCATTAATTGAAGAATTTGGTTCCATTATGGAAATTGGTGAATGCTCTGAATTTGAAATACAGGGTGTTGAAGGTATTGGAGAAACCTTAGCCAAAAGAATTATCTCCACATTAAACTCGGAAGAGAAGGTGAAAATATGAATGACGAATTTTATGAAGACGAAAACATTGAAGAATACATGCAACAGAAGGAGGCTTTAGATGCGAAAGCCGTATCGGGACTTCCTTCTATTATTGAGCGATTCTATCAATCAGCCAGCGAAGTATCTCTGCGAAATGAAATCCCTGCCGCTATTAGTGGTTTTGTGATTCTTGGTAGCATTTGTAAAGACTTTGTGCGAATCCCCAACGGAAGAAACATTGAAGACTCTAGAATACATCTATGTTGGGTGCAGACTTCGGGAACGGGTAAATCAACTCTTTGGAACTTTGTTGGCCCTGTTGCTGAAAAAACCTTTGAAAAGATTAACGGCCATCGCCCAAACCATCCATCTATTACTCGCTTAGATGGAGTAGAAATGCCTCGTAAATATGACATTTTCGGAGTAACTGACTATACTGATTCTGTTCTTATCGGTAAATGGAAACCAACTAAGAACGAAGACGGCGAAGAAGAAATGACACGATTTGCAGGTATTCTTGAAGGAAGCGGATTGGCTCATTGGGATGAATTTGAATATTCAGGTATTTTCAAACAATCCCAACACAAAGAACAAAGCATTGTCTATCTTAACACCTTGATGAACAGCCTTGCTGGTAAGTCTTGGGTTATTTCTAAAGCCTTAGACCAAATGGAAGGTATGACAATGAATTGCTATTCGGAGCGTTCTGTTATTGCTATGACCTATCCACCAAAGAACCTTAACGATGTGATGGCTGAAAAGGGGGTTCTTCAAAGAATGCTTCTCTATGTTTGGGAAGTGCCTTTTCATACTCAACACCAAATGCGAATTGAGCAATTAGCAAAGGCTGGAACAATTGAAGATGTTGAAGCCCCAATTGATAAGTTTGCAGAAGGTTTTTACAAAATCTATCAAATGGTGCGAGAGCGTTGGAATGATGTTGGGCAAGACCCATTGAAAACATTGACCTTTCACGAATCATTCCGACCTTCATTATTGTTAGAATATAATCGTCTAAACAAGGAATTGCTCAACTGTCCTCCGCATGTTGCTGAAATTGCTTCAAACTTCACCACTCGTCTTATGCAAACGATGATTAAACTATCCTGTTTGTGTTGTATCGGTGAGTCGGCGGATATTGTCAAACCCGAAGAACGGTTCATCGTCCGAGGCGAGCATGTGCAAGCATCAGGTAAAATTGTGCAAAACTGTTATAGCCAACTGGTGGGGTGGTTAGAACGAAGCCTACGGGCCAAGCGCAAGGCCATGTCCGAAAAGACCTTTGAAACGGCTTTTATCTCTATTTACGAATCAATTAAAGAAGGCGCACATGGAGATTTAAAGTGTGATGAAGCGGGCTTTGTGAACAAAAGCAGATACCTTATGAAAGTAAAGGACAAGGCTAAGATTTCAAGAGCGCAGATTTACAGACATTATGACATGGTGCGACATAGATTTGAAGAAATCAAAGAAGGAAGAAGTTGGTATATCCGATTAAGAGAAGGTGATGATAAATGAAGTGGGAAAATACATATCTAGTGTTTCAAGTTGAAAAAGGGCCAAAGGCAATTATTGATTCATTGAATACCTATGGCGAAGAAGGTTGGGAATGTTGTTCGCAATTAATTGTTGCGAATAAGCAAATCGTGTGCTTTTTGAAGCGACGAACCGACCTTGATGAAGAACCAAAGGTAAACAAGGAAGAGGAAAAAATTAGCAAACTTTGGTCTAATAGTGGTGAATAAGTATGAGCGTTCTCGCCCTTGACATTGAGACAAAAAACATGTCTTATGAAATTGGTGGATTCAGTAATACTCATATGTTTCAAGTTTCAACTGTGGCTACTTGGGACGGTAAAAACGGGACAGTATATGTTGATGAAACGCTGGACACCTTTCAAAAATCTAATGTTGTGGTTAAGCCCATCAAGCAATTAAAATACGATTTAGATGAACATTTTCAGAAGGGAGGATTACTTCTCGGCCATAATTTAGCGGCGTTTGACCTACCAGTATTGAGAGATTCGTTAGATATTTTCTGCATCACCAAATACATGAAAGAAGAGAAGTATATTGACACTTCAAAAATTCTTTTAAAGAATCATGGTGAAAGGTTTCAATTAAAGAACCTTGTAAAATGCACAATGCAGGATGCTAAACTGATGGAAAGTGCTGATGCTCCCCGCTTGTGGAAAATGGGTCAGTTTGATGATGTAGTAGAGTATTGTTTAAAAGACACTCAGTTAGTTTATGACCTTTGGAAATACGGTCAAGAGTTTGGGATTGTTAAAGCGTTCTCAATTGAACAGGAAACACACAAAGATTTGGAGGTGGATTGGTAATGGACACATGGGATTGGTTTGGCCTAATTCTATTCGTTGGAATATTAATGCTTCTTTTCTTTGCCGCTTTCGGTGGAACTTCAATCACCGATGAAAGCGTTGAAGAATATATGAAGCGTTTAATGTCTGATGATAAGGGCGGAAAGTAATGGGACTTAGACAACAATGCCCTTTTTGCGATGAAAAAACAATCGCAAGAAGAATGAAAGGGTTTTACTTAGGGTCTGATAATCAGGCCCTACTATGGGAGTGTAGGCATTGTTTTGGTGTTTGGTCTAAAAAGACTCGGAGGGGGGCGTAAGCCCCCTTCCCCGTTTTTTTTTGCGAAAATTTTACCTAAACAACCTTAAGTGGTTTTGTTCGTTTGAAAAACTTTTGGTCTATGGGCCTTAATCAGAGGATTAGGCCGTGTAGTTGTAATGCGTCAATTAACGCATCTAATTTAGTTCTAAGATTTAAAATTTCTTGCTCTAAAGAACCAACATATACATCAACGCCCGGTTCAAAACCTAAAGGCGCAGTAGGGTCAGGTGCAGGTCTTGTTTGAACAGCACTTGTTCCCATATTACCAACAGTTTGTCTTGGCTGAACATTAGTCCCAAAAAATCCAATATTAACTCCATTGTGGTCTAAATCGCCAGCGACAACAATATTCCCAGTCATGCGAACATTACCCTCAACGGAAAGTTTTTCCGAAGGAGTTGTAGATGTTCCGATATTCACTCTAGCGTTAGCACCATCAATAAACAGGACTTGCGTATCTACTCCCCCATCATTGACCTTAAAAATCATATCGCTATCTAAATTTGTATTCTTAATAATAGCATCATTACTTGAAACAGATAATTCTAAATCGCTATCAATGGTTAAACTTTTACCGCTACCAATGGTTAAATCACCCGTCAAATCAAGGGTGGGTTCCCCTTCAACGGCAGAAATCGCATCAGCACCAGAAGTTTGAGCCACAAATGATAGTTGCCCTAAACCATCCGTCTTTAAAACTTGGTCGGTAGAACCATCAGCAATTGGCCAATTTAATCCATCTAGCACAATTTTACCAGAACCGTTAGGTGTAATTCTAATATCTGCATTTGTAGCAGTTGTGGTAAAATCAACACCTCCTCCAGTATTTGCAGTAATTTGGCCTTCTTCTGTATAAGTAGTCCCGCTATTGTCATGTGCTAAACTGAGCGAATTAGAAGTTTTCCAATTCGTCAAATATTGCACTTGCATTGGGTCAGAGCCAGTATATTTCAAAACTGCAATCACAGTATCTCCATCGTGTAAAGCAGGGATTTTATCAGGAACATTTGCTGGATTTCTAATTTCCTTGGATAAACTATCATCAACAACTAAAAGATGATATAAATTATTGGCGGTGCTTTGAAGAACCATAGAGCCAGACAAAGTAACATCTTCTCTTTTTCCATCTTTTAGAATAACTCCATCGGACACCGCTAAATTAGTGGCGTTTGCGCTAGTGATATTAAATCCGCTAATCACAATATTTCCTGCGGCTTGCCGATTCAATGCTTTTAATAATCCAGTATGTGGAAAATCGGTAGCATCTAAAATAGCACTTGGCGTAAATGCCGAAGTTTCTGGCTCGTCGTTTGTCGCAAACTTTTTTGGGTTGTTAATACTGTGTGTCATTATCGCACCTCCATCGTAATAAATAGTTGTAATACATCATTTGATGGAATAGAACTTATAGCATCAAAACTTAGTCTTGAAAGCATATTTCCGCTAGTATCAAATAAGCCTAACTCTCTAATTGTAAGTCCCGTTAATTGGCTACCTAATACTTCAACAAAGACTTGAAAGGTGGTATCATCTGAACTAACCGCACTATGCTGGCTAATGCTTGCACCACTTGGAACATCAATATCCGTAGCGGCGGGGCTTGTTGAGTTGCCGCCTAATCCAACCTCTGCACTACCGTTGTTAATAAGGCCGATAATGTGCGTCGCAATCTGCTTTCTCAATTCATCGGTTATCATAGGTTTTCCTCCAATATTCGGGTAAAGGTGGTGCTTCCCCCTCCTGCGAATCCGAGGGTTGTCGTGCCTGTATTTAGGGCTGTCCCGAAGCCCAATGTAAATCCTCCGCTTGAGGTCTTTCTTCTTGCGGTGAAATAAACCTCTTTGATGGTAATTTCCTTCTCCAAGAAATCATAAGTATGTTCATTCTCATTAAACTCTTCGTCCCGTAAGTAAGAATCAGTTTGAGAAGCGTTGGAAAGAAGGTCGGTCAAAACATCTTCTAAACCATTAAAGTATCTTCCTACTCTCAATTCAACCATACCAGAAAAAGAATGCACAGTATCTAAAACAATATACTGATTTCTTTCAATACCTACAAACCTTGATTCTAGGGAAATAACATCACCAACGCCAACTGTTCCCATATCCGAATTGTTAATTTTAAACGAGATAATGTTGTTAAGTGATGTGTGAATCTTTAGTAAATTACTCGCTTCTGTATCAACATCTTCTTGAGTAGTCAATTTATTATTGAATACTTCTAACGATTTCTTCCCTCGCTTTTTAATTTTAATTGCTCGGAAGTCTTTTCGCGTTCTTTTATGTCTTTGCCCATAAACTGTAATATGATTGTAATAATCAAAAGCGGATTTACTAATTTCAACATCTGTAATAGTATCATCATCAAAAGTATATTTGGAAATAAAGTCTGAAGAGTCGGCAGATTGTATCTCAATAGTTCCCGAAACATTAACCATACGCTTATCTTTTAAACTTAGGAAATAACTAAGAACACCAAATAGAGTATTTCCTTGGAAGTTTGGAGAAGAAACAATTTTATAGTCTTCCTTTGTCAGAGAATGTGTAATATCATTCTCAATTAAAAGTTCTTCAATAATATCTTCGGTTTCTTTAGCAACAGAAATGTTGGCCCCAATAATTGCTCTCTTTTGGTTTTCTTCAATATCGCCCGAAACCTGTAATTCAAAGGTTTCCGAAACAGAAACCACCCCATCCAACTTAGAAACTTCAGCAAACTCTAAATAATGGCCAACATCATCCCCTAAGTCTGTTCCTACAATTTCAGTTTCAATAACCTTTTCGCCATCCGAAACGCAGAAGTTTCCCGTAAATCCTGCAAGAATAGTTTCTCTTCCAGTAGCGGTCTTAACAATAGTATTTCCTTCTCCGCTAAGATTGTCAATATCTACCATGACATACATTGATTGAACACCTTCTAAGTTGGATTCGTTTTCTCTTGTTCCTGCTCTATCCCCAATATCAAAGGCAGGGAAAGAATCATACATGTTATCGGAATCCATTCTTTTAGTATATGATTTGCTAAGAGTATTCAAGCGAATTTTATTTGGTGATTTATCCCAAAAGCAAATAGGGTTCGGTTGCATAATTTTATATTTAGTATTAGCCACAAGCAATTCATCGGTCAATAATACACACGATGGATTACCGCTA